ATGGTTGTATTACATGGTCAGGAGTATTGTATGAACTTTGTGAAAGCAACAGGTTTTTGTAATGATGACATGGATACCACTATAAAGCGTTTAAAGAAAAGTATTGATAATGAAAGAAATGACAGAGAGGCTTTAAAGAAAGCGCAGGAACAAGAATACAAAAGAATTGTTATTAGGTAACATAGTAAGGGGTAAATAATGTCAGATATGTTTAGATCTAATTTTAATGTAAATTTTTATTGTAGTGAGTGTGGTACATTATTAAATATAGATGGTGACAAATCAAAGAGTAGTACGAAGTCAGCCTATGAGTTTAATAGCCACATCTTTATAAAACCATGTGAAAAATGTAGCGGAAAAGATAAAAAAGTAAAAAATCTTTTTAAGAGTATAATAAAGGAATTAGAGGAGTAAATAATGAAAGCAATAGAGTTAAGAGATATATTAAATAGTTTAGTTGACAAGTATGGTGAAGAGTTAGAGGTAATGAGTTATAGTGATGATGATGTAGGTCGTATAACATACCATAGTCCGGCAATGTTTCTGGGTGATTTTGATGAAGACAGGCAATTGTTTGTTGGTAATACTGAAAAGGTTAATTGTGTTTTGATATAGGGGGCAGGTATGAAGTATTTAATTTTGGTTATAATGTTATTCTCTTGTGAGATAGCAGAAATTGAAAGCACTATAGATACAGTAGAATTTAACATAAGAAGCGATAAAGGGATAAAGTTTAGGGATGTAAGTATTAGTTTAGGCGAGTATGAATATAAACTAACAATGCAATCTAAATATATAGACTATACGTATGAGATAGAGCCAGGGTATTACTATTGTTTAGTATGGATAGATATAAACGAGAATCAAGTATTTGATATAGGTGATTTGTATTTTGATGACAACATTGATATAAATGAGAGCTTATCTTTGTACATCGGTTCTTGGTCTAGTTATTTTTAATGGAGGTAGATAATGAGTGATAAATTAACAGATAAGCAAGAGCGTTTTTGCAATGAGTACGTTGTTGATTTTAACGGCACACAGGCGGTTATAAGGGCTGGATATAAAGAACAGTCAGCGGCAGAGATAGCAAGCGAGAACCTTAGAAAACCACAGATTAAGGCTAGAATTAAAGAGTTATCGAAAGAATACATATCACAGCTTGAAGGTCGAAAATTAAGGATAATAAAAGAGCTTGAGGGTATAGCTTTTGGTGATGGCAATATAAAGACAGATAATGAGGGGAATATAACAGGTAAAGATGTTAGGGATAAATTGAAAGCTCTTGAGTTGCTTGGTAAGACCATAGCGATGTTTACTGATAAGATGGACATAAAAGGTGATATATCAAATAGTATAACGAAAACAAATATAAACTATTCCGAATTGACGGAAGATGAAAAGAATCAACTTATAAGAGAGAAACTTGGTAATTGATATTGATGAAAGATTAAGAAGTTTAGATGATCTTGAAAAGTATGAGGAGATATATCAGATACCTGCTCCGGAAGCGTGTATTGATTTTATAAATAGATTTGTATGGACGTATAACCCAAATTTAGAGACTAACCCAAGAGTTATGTTTTCTTTATTCCCGAGACAAGAAGAGTTTATTTACTGGTTATGGAAGAAATATAAAAATAAAGAGTGTGGTGTTGTTGACAAGTCAAGAGATGTTGGTGCAACATGGTTAATGATGGGTTTTTATATGTGGCAATTACTATTCTTCGAAGGATTCTCGGGTGGTGTATATACGTATAAAGCTGAAGAGTGTGACAAAATAGGCGATACATCTACTATACTTCAAAAAGCAAGGTTTATTATAGAAAATTTACCGAAAAGCTGGACTAGTGGTATAAAAGCTGGTCGTATGCATATACAAAACACATTAACAGGATCGGATATATCCGGCGCTAGTGGTGATAATCCTAACCGTGGTGGTAGGCGGTCTATGTTTTTTAAGGATGAGTCCGCATTTTATGAAAGGCCAGAAATGATCGAGGCAGCGGTAGGTGATGTATCTAAATGTATCATAGACGTATCAACCCATTCGGGGACTAACACTATATTCTATAGGAAAACACAAACAGATCCAGACCCTTTCGTATTTAACTGGTGGGATAATCCACTACATACAAAGAAGTGGTACAATGATAGAAAGGCTCAAGCTGAACGGCTTGGTCTAATGCATGTATTTAAAAGAGAGGTTGAGAGGGATGCCAGAGCCTCAGTTGATAGTGTGCTTATTCCTTCAGCATGGGTGACTCATACCGAAGTAACAAGTGTCATTGACGATGGAAAAATAATAAGTGCGCTAGATGTGGCTGACGAGGGAATTGATATGAATTCTCAAGTTATAATGAAAGGAAACACTATATTGTTTATTGATGAATGGTCGGGTATTGATGTAATTGAAACAACAAACAAAGCTTTTAATAATGCGTTAAAATATAAAGCTGAGCAATTTAGATATGATAATATAGGTATAGGCGCAGGAGTTAAAGCAAGATTAAATCAGATAAAAGCAACAGGTCACAAGATGGAGTTTATCGGTTGGAGTGCTGCGGGTGCGGTAGTAAGAGGCGGTAAGAAAGATTATGACGACAGAAAGAATTCAGATATGTTTGCAAATGCTAAATCTCAAGCATGGTGGAAGTTAAGAGATGAATTTTTCAATGGTTATAGGAAATTCTCAGAAAAAGATCATAAAGAAGACAGGGTATTGACATTTCACGAAAAATCGGATAAAATGAAGTTAAACAAGCTTATGAACGAGGTATCACAACCGACAATGAAGCTTGACGCAAAAGGCCGAATATTGATAGACAAAAAACCTAAAGGTACAAAGTCTCCGAATATCGCCGATGCTTTGGTTATATGTAGAGCCGAGGTCGTTAGTTCAACAGGAAGAATGATGTCTATGCATATGTAAAAGGGGTTATATGGATATATTACAGGGTGATGGGTATGATTTGTACAGTTATGTCGTGTGCGATAAAATCGTAAAGAAACAAAAGTTTAGTTTTAATAGGGTTAAACGGGGTTTATACTACATTAGAAATATAGGTCGTGTAATAGAATTCAAAGATAACTTTAGAATAAAGAATGATGATATGTGCTTACAGAAAGTGATAAGTAAAAAATATATAGGTAAAATAGATAAGGTGGCGACATGGTAGATTTAGATAACTTAAGAGAATACACGAACATATACGATGATTTGGTTCAAGCTGAATTAATACAAGCGATAAGAGAGAATCAACCTATAAACAAAGTCATTGACGTTATTATAGATGTTGACTGGAATCGTAGAAAAATACAGTACGGAATGTATAGAAGGGGTCTTTTAGAACCTACTACACAAGATGTTGTTGATAATTCAACAGTAGACCCTAGAACGCATGACGGTGTACCAATACTTAGAAGGACAAACGCACACGAGTTGAAGGTGAATCACAGGAATCATACGCCGTTCTTCAATTCTATTGTAGGAAATAAGACGGGGTATTTTTTAGGTAAACCGGTTAGTTATTCTAGTGAAGATAAAAATAATTTAGACTTGCTTAAGGATTATATAAAATTAAAAGATGTAGATGCAGTTTTGATGGACGCTGCCAGTTCGGCAGTTGCAGAGGGTGAGGGGTTTATATTACTTTCTAGTCCAGAGGGCAAAAACGATGTTATTTTAAACACACAGAAATCATTCCATTGCGTTGTGCTGTATGAGAATCAATTGCCAGTGTACGGCCTTATGTATTATCCTGATTTGAGTGACACATCTCAATATAATGCTTTTTGGTATGATGAGGTGTTTGTAACTGAATACGCAGGTAGCCAAGGCGATATGGTTGTCACGAAAGATCCCGTAATACATTTGTTTGAAGGTGTCCCATTAGTAGAGTTTGCTAACAATACCAATAGATTAAGCGACACGGAGCTTACGGTAGGATTGCAAGATGTTTATGATATATTAGATAGTGATTTATCGAGTGAGATAACACAGCTTAGATTGGCTTATTTGATGCTTAAAGGGTTTGGTACATTTAGTGATGATGAAAACAAAAATGAAGCTTTGTTGAAGATGTTTAAGCAAACAGGGTTGTTGTTGGCTGATGCTGAATCGGGGGTTGATGCTAAATTTATTGAAAAGAATCTTAATTATCAATCTATAGAGTACGCTAAAAATGATCTGCAAAGAAGAATATATAAACATTCTAATAGTTATGATCCAGATATGTTGTCTGGCATAGGGTCAAGTGTTACAGCGTTTCAAATAAGAATGATGTTTAATGCTCTTGAACAATCTACTATTAAGACCGAGGTTGAGTTTAAGAGGTCTTTAAAGTATATGTTAAGTCTAATATCTAAATATAACGCCAGCTACAACAAAGAGTTTTCTTTTAACTTAGAAGATTTATCTGTTAATTTTACTAGAAATATACCAAGTAATATTATAATGGACGTTAAGGAAGCTAGAGAGGCAGGTTATATGTTAAGCCAAAACCAATTAAATAATCTATTGCCTTTAGAGGTGGATCAAGCAATAAATAGAGAAGAGCTTGAAGAAGAAGGCGACTTAATGCCCGCAACGATTGTTGATGATAATATGAACGATACAACAGAGGACGAAGCTGAGTAATGGGTAAATATGATAACCAGATAATTAGAGAGCAAGACAAAAATCTTAGAAACTGGACACTAAATTATACCCAATATTTAGAGGACGCTAACGGTAATGTTGAAGAGGTTGTGAAAGAGTGGAAAAAGAAAGCACCCGAAGACACTAATATAATAAATGCATGGTTCACTACTAAAAGACAGCAAAGACTAGCAAAGAATATAAATGAAGCTATGAAAGGTGATCTTGTAAGGTCTGAAACATTTATCGAGGCTCGTTATAATAGAGAGTTTGTTAATGCCTGGTACAATAAATCATATGTAACTACACAAAACGGATTGCAAGGTGGTTATGATTTTCAGATAGGAAAACCACAACAGAAACAATTAAAAGATGCAATAACAAATACATTATCTAAGTTCATGGATAGACAAGCTATGAATAGCTCAAGGGCTAGATATATTACAAGAGTATATAGAACCGTATTAACTGGACTGACTAATAACAATACGTTAGACGATATATACAAAAGTGTAGATCAAGTATTTGGGTTTCGTGATAGAACAGGTAAACTTATTCCTAACAAGCTTAACTATAAAGGTATATCAGCAGAATATAAGAGGCTATTAGTTACTGAGATTAACAGAATTAGATCAAGCGGTGATGCTGACGAATATAAAAAAGAATTACAACAAGGTGTCGCAGTTCAACTTACTTATAGAGCTGTTATTGATGGCAAGACAAGGCCGCAATCGGCTAGCATGGATGGTGAAATAGCTAACGCATTTGGTGAGTTTATATACCCAGACGGCAACCCATACATACAGCACCAGACAGGTAATCCTAGTTGGGATATTAACGACAGATGTTTTACTGAGCGTGTTGATCCTGCATTCCCTCCAAAGTATAGAGTAATAGATGGCGAGACAGTGCCTTATAAAAATGCTAATCAATACTATAAAGATTTAGGTTTGAAAAAGAATATTTACAATCAAGTTTACATTCCAAGTAGAAAACAACAAATAATAAAAAAAGATTTAGAGCGTAGAGGTGTTACACCAGCGCAGAGAGCAAGAGTTCCGTTAAAAGATAGGGGTAAATAATGAATACTGAAAGAGATTATTGTTTTGCTACTTTTAAAGTAGTTAAATATAAGTTATTAGAATCTTTTGTTTTTTCTGGTAAGTTATATCTTCAAGGCGAAGATATGTATATAGGTTTTCCAGATGATACAACCATACGGCTTTATGAATATTATAAAAATAGAATTATAGTGTTTGATAGCCTTAAAAATCAAGTTGTTTTGTTGAAAATAAATGAAGAAGAAGACAAACATACTTCTATGTTTATGGGAAAAGTAAAAAAAGTGTAAAATTGCTTGGTCGGCAACATTTACCTTTAAAAATATGTTATAATAAAGGAGTATCTAAATGGATACAGTCAACGAAGAAGTTGTTACTCAATCTGAGGAACAAAGTCAAGATAATCAAAACATTGCAGATTTAACGGCGTCCTTAAGAGATGCGGTTGCTTTAATCGAGACTCAAAAGAGTCAGATTAGCGGGTTAGACTCAGCAGTTAGTAAACTACAAAAGGTAGTTGATGCTAAAAGCGAAGAAGTAGAAGCCACTAAAAAAGAGAAGTTAACCGACATTGAAATGCTACAACTACAGATGAAAGAATTGCAAGAGCAAAGCCTTTCTGATAGGCTGGAAGCTACAAAGGCTACTAATGAAAAGAACGCATTGTTGAAGATTAGCGAATTAAAGTTACCCGAAAGTGTTTTGAAAACATTAGATTACACTAAAACGGATACTTTAGATACTCAAATAGAAATACAAGCAAACATTTATAATGATATGAAAGAGCAGTTAGCTAAAGAGTTTGCCACTAATAACGGTAGTACTCCTCCAAAAGCTCCAGCGTCAACGACTCAAAAGAGTTGGACAGACCTGACAATGGAAGAGCGTAACGAGTTATGGGTAAATAACAATGAGCTAGCTAAACAGTTAATGTATAAATAATTTAATTAGGGGGTCATAATGGCGGCTACACAGTCAACAGATATGATTATACCGGAGATTTACGCTAGATATTTAACACAAGAGGCTTTTACCACTACATCCTTTTATAAGTCGGGATTAGTTCAAAGATCAAGTGTTGTTGATGGTTATATCGCCGGCGGAGGTACAACTTTTAACGTACCATTTTTTAAGAGACTTACAGCTGGTGCAACAGCGATTCAAGATGGAACTGATTTATCTAGAATAGCGCAAACATCGGGCAAACAAGTCGGGGTTAGAATTTTTGAAGGTAGAAATGATTCTTATGAAGAGTTAGCTCAAAACCTTTCAGGTGAAAACCTACAAAGTAATATCCAATCACAGCTTGGGTATGTATGGGATTTAGAACAACAAGCAGCTTTAAGTGCTATTGTTACAGGTGTTATTGCAGATAATGTTGCGGCAGATTCTGGTGACATGGTTAACGATATCACAACTACTGGAACTGTTACGGATGCAGAAAAAATTGACTCTGATGCGGTAATTGATACTTACTACAAAAAAGGTGACAAATCACAGTTTGATATTATTATAATGCACTCTGTACCATATGCTAGGCTAGTATCATTAAATCTTATTGATTTCGAACCTACTAATACTCAGAATATTGGTTTTGGTGTTTATCTTAATATGACAGTTATTGTTTCTGATGAAGTACCTACTCCAACAGTTACAAATCAACAATACTGGACTATTCTAGGTAAAAGAGGTGGGTTTGCTTATGGTGAATCAGGTAACGGAGTTACTCCATTCGAAATTGATAGAGATGGTTCTGCGGGTGTAACTGAGGTTGTATCTAGAAGAAACTATGCTCTACACCCGATGGGTTTTGCTTGGCAAGCTGGATCAGTTGCTAACGAAACGCCTACAAGAGCAGAATTAGCACTTGCTGCTAATTGGGACAGGGTTGATGAGCTTAAAAATGTTGGTTTCTTAGTTTTAAAAACAAACGGATAGGGGGATATTGTGCCTAGACTATCTAGTGAGAAAAGTAAAGCTCTTGGAGCGCATAACGTACAACAAAGACTAATGGCAGAGGGAATGTCTGGTGACTTAACTATAGTTATCACTCCAGAGACAGTTGCCCCAGAGCCAACAGCGGCTGCATGGACGAGAACAGTTAATATTAAAGTTGTTAATACTGCTGGCGAGACGATGAATTGGTTAAACGCAGCTTACACAACTACTTTAAGTATTGCTGATACTTCAACGGCTGGGACTGCTTCGATAGTAAGTACCACTTTAACCTTGGTTAATGGTGAGGCTGATATTGTTGTTAGTGGTGATGCTGCTGATTGGTTAGATACAGAGACAGATACATTAACGGTAGGTAATCTTACTGTAATGGGCTATACTGTTACTGGCGGAACTTCCGTGGAAACTTTCACAGCATAATTTACAAGGGGCTTTAATTAGCCCCTATTTAAAAGGAATTTATATGGTCGGCAATAGAAAACAAGATAATATGATTTTTTTAAGGTTATCAAAAAAGGTTGAGGCTTTAGAGAATAGAATAATTGAATTAGAAAGAATTAAAGAAGAAAACAATAAGAAGCCTGCGAAAAAAGAGGTTTCTAAAGATGATATAGTGAAAAAACTAAAGTAGTTTATCACGATAAAAGGCTTAGAGGATTAAAAAATGACAGATGATGAGGTGTTGACAAAAGCAGCGATATTAGATCAATATGGAGGTGCGGATTTAAGTGTTTTGAAATCTGATTATGAAAACGTTCCATTGGAAAAATATATATCAGAAAAACTTAGAGATGCTACATTTGAATCAGTTCCGAGTGTTGGTGATTCTACAGTAACACTAACAGCCGGTCATGGTACTGTAGTTGGTAATTATCTCGAAATATGGGAGTCTAATACTTTTGAGCAATATGAAATAATCGCTGTTGCTGTTAATGATATAACACTAGCAATCGAAATAACATATCCATATTCTTTGAATGCCGTTATAAAGGTTACTAATTTAGAAATGAATGTTGACGGTTCTGTAGATCCCGCATGTTTTACTTTTGAGTCGGAAAGTGGTACGTGGGATGTTACTAGGTTTATACCTATACTTACTCATACTCAAAGTCCAGATGATGGAAAGTTTGGGGGGTTGGATGCTTTAGACCCCGAGGAAGGGTTGATTCTAGAGAATAACATAGATTTTCCTATTACTCCTCAAACCCCAGATGGATTGATAAGATTTACATTGGACAATGTTAAGTCAAATTTTGATTTTAGATTTTTAGGTTATGATTTGACATATTCTGATAAAGCGCCAGCTGGAATATATTCTACATCTATAAGAAAAACCGTAAATGGTGATGATAAAAGTGGAACTGTGTTTAGAATATATGATGAGTTTCCAGAGTTTATACCTGGTTTTACGGGAAAAAACAGAATAGAAGCAAGGGTTAGGGCTGATCTTACGGATTTAGTTTCTTTTAGAATTAAAGTACACGGACATTTGACTAATAGACCTTCTAGGGTGGTAATTTAATGATAAAACCTAACTTTACAACTTTAACTCAATGTAAATCATTGCTTGGTATTACTGATGCTACATATGATACATTATTAACTAATTATATACCTATCGTGAATGATTTTTTATTAGGCACAAATGGATATTTAAATAATGAATTTATGGATGATTATAGTGGTGTACAGGATTCAACTACACAATTTACAATGAGTAATGTTATAAATATAGCTCTCGGGGGTGTTTTTGTTATAGATGGTCAAACACAGACTGAATATTTAATAAACACAATTGATTACGATGATAAAATACTTACTACTGATACCACCCCCTCTATTTTATCAGATGTAACATTGAGAATTAGAAGTTTACCGTATGGCGGTAAGTTAACAGCGTGCCAAATGGTAATGTATATGGTTTTAAAGGCTAGTGGCGCAACGTTTGCAAAAGGTGACGTTAAGAGTGAGAGTATAGGTACTTACTCGTATACTATGCAAGACAATGATAAGATAAGTGCTGGTGGGTATCCAAAGAAATATTTAGACGCATTGAATATATATAGAACTGTTAAATTTATATAGGGGTTAGTATGGGCGGTTGTATAGAAAAGTTTTACGTTGCTACTGATATCGAGACAATGAGTACTGTTCCTAACGATGATGGTATATTAACATATGGAGTAGCTGTTAGTTATCTAGGTTTCTTGCAACCATTAAAAGCAAGTGAGGTGACAAGCTACTCAACAAGTAACGAACGAGCCGAGAAACGGTTTTATACATCTGTAAGCACACCGATTAAACATGGTGATAGAATAGCTGGTAAGTATATTGTGATGTCAGGTGGTTATCAGGATGACGGTATAAGCTCTGTAAACAACCATAAAGAAATAATTTGCGGGTTTGTTTCGTAATGCCGGTTGGAATAAAAATTGATATAAAATTAGATATAGATGGATTTGCAAAAGATTTCACAGAGCTTGTTACTAAGAAAGCTGCTACAGCAGGTCAAAGAATAGCGAAGCGTATTGTTAGAAAAAGAAGTGGCGATTTAAAAAAAAGCATAATATTGAAAAAAGATGAAGATGATGAGTGGTTTTATTATAGTGATTCTGAATATGCGTTAGCCCAGGAATACGGATTAGAACCCTTCGGAAAGCCACGTTATGGATTTACACCTTATATGAGGCCAAGTGCTCGCAGGGTCATAGAACAAATAGGTAATATAGCTACAAACGCAGCTAATCAAGCTTTACAGGATAATAAAGTATGATAAACAAGGCACTATATAAAACAATAAAAGATAATTTTGTAACCGATACGTTTTACCGTAATAGTGGTTACAATGCTGAAAAGCCTTATTTTGTCATTAAAACTGTTGATGCTAATGAAGATAGTGTTAAGAATGTTTTTTGTACAGAGGTAAGCGGTCAGGTGTTGTTGCAAATTGATAGTGTTGCAATTAACACGGCTTTATCTGAGGATAACTTAGAACCTATAAAGGATTATGTTAAAGGACTTACTAGTGTTAGTGATGGCACTAATAATTATATAATAGAAAACAATATAACAGATGGTGTCAGGTCGATTGAAGACGTCACGCTTAATACGTGGCTATCTTTCTTCGAGTCTACACTAACATGGAGGTTAATTTAATGGCTACAAAGAAAGTGTCTGGTTCAAACGGGACATTAAAATTTTCTACTTTGGGAGTTGCTCAAAGTGATACTGGTACACTGACAGCAGGCTGGTGGGTTATAGTTACCGTAGGTGTTGCGACTGGTTTTCCGGTTAATAGTGGCGCTACTGGCGCGGCTGATGTTGCAGCGGGATATATGATTTACAGTGATGGTACTGTGACTTTGGCTGCTGGTGATAGTGCAAGATTAGTTACAGGGGCTTTATCGTGTGATATTAACGAATGGTCGTTAGAGTTCGCAAAAGACGAGGTCGAATCAACTACATTCTGTGATACATCTAAGACTTACATTGTTTCAGATATTGCAGATATTACAGGATCAATAAACGGTATAAACATGATTGGTGTTACAGACCAACCTGGTGGAATTACAAGTGAGTTTATTTCTATTGTAAACACTCCAAACGATGGTGCAACGGCTGACTTCTATGCGAGTGCAACTACAATACTTTTTGCAGAACTGTATACTAATAAAGAAAGCACAAACGGTGAGAATATAGATTTTTACTTCTTACCTATTTCGTTAAGTTCATATAGTGCAAGTGCAGCGATCCAAGGGTCACCAGCGCAAGCATTTAGTTCAAGTTTTAGAGTAGCGTCAAGTGATGACGTTAAACCAGCATTATACACAAGAGCAGGAGCATAATAATGATTTTACAGGCGGCAAAACCTAAAGAAAAAAAATTTTATATTGATATTCAAAATAACCTAGAGAAACCCGAATCGGAAAGATTCGGTTTTTCTCTAGTATTACCAACTAGGTCGAAATCTATAAACATAATAAAAGGTGTTGATGATGAAGGTGAAATTGATATCAATTATGACAAGTATATAAAAGTTCATGTTAAATCTATTTTAAACCCGATCGACTTTCAAGTTGATGGTGGGCCATTAAGAAAAATAACAATAGATGATATATTAAAGTATAGCGTGTGTGATGAAATATGGACACAATTATTACAAGCAATCAACGATTTGAAAGTGGTTGATATAAAAAAGTAAAAGCGGCTTTCTGGTTAGAGATACATGGTAAATCTAAGCAGAAAGTTGACAATAGGTTTGCCGACCGTTTAGGGTTTGTGGGTGATCCTGCAAACCCTATCTTTTTCGGCACAAAAAAAGAAATTAGCGAGCTTTGCGATAAAAACTTTTACTATTACTATGACTTTTGGTCTAAATACCATCTAGGTATGGGCTGGCCTTGTGGTAAAAGCTATATATACGAACAACCCGACATTGTCCAGGTCGTTGAAATGTTTGAGTGGATGTATCGGAGTTATTCAGGTATTGAGATTGCAAACCAGAAACTTGAGGTTATAGGCGAGTATTTAAAAGTTGGATTTAACATAAAAACAAGGTAGCGATTATGGCAACTGAAGCAGCAAGTATATTTATTAATGTAACCACAGACGCAGACAAAGCGACAAGAGATTTAGCTAGTTTAGGAAAAACAACTGACAAAGCTGGGTCTAGTGCTAAAGGTATGACCGGATCTATAATAAAGGCTAACGTGGCACTTGCTGCCGCAAAACAAGCTTTTAATATTTTAAAGAACTCCGTTCAAGGGTCAGTTCTGGCATTCAATGAGCAGGCAAAGGTCGAAAAGCAACTAGATACTGTTTTAAAATCAACTCAAAATGCCGCGGGATTAACAGCAAAAGAAATAAAAAACTTTGCTAGTAGTTTGCAAGGTATCACTACTTTTGGTGACGAAGCTGTTATTGCAAGTTCAAATTTGTTATTAACATTTAAAGAGATCGGCGGTGATACGTTTAAAAGAGCTCAGGAAGCTATATTAGATGTGTCTACCGCAATGGGTCAAGATTTAAAAGCTTCATCCATACAGGTAGGTAAAGCCCTAAATGACCCTATAAAAGGATTAACCGCATTATCAAGAACAGGTATAACATTTACCGAAGATCAAAAAGAAGTAATAAAATCGTTACAGGAAACAGGCGATATTGCAGGGGCGCAAGCAATAATATTAAAAGAGCTAGAAAGTCAATTCGGAGGCAGTGCAAAGGCTGCTGCTGAGACTTTTGGAGGAGCTTTGCAACAACTTAGTAATGAGCAGGGTGATATATCCGAGAAGTTTGGTCAATTTGTTTCTTTAATTGGTGTGGATTTCGTGAAAGCGTCAACCGAAAGTGCTAAAGCTTTCAATGCTTTTCTTTCGAGTGAAAAATTTATAAATTCTTTTGCAGATGGTTTGGCTAAAATAGCAGGATTCTTTCAAGCTATAAAAACAGTTTTAACCCCTCTTGTAAATACGATTTTTAAAGAATTAAAAAGCACATTATCTTTAATAGGCGATGAATTAAGTGAAGTGAAAGGCGAAACTAATTTACTTGAACCAGCATTGCAAGCCTTAGCTTTTGCAGCTGGACTAGTGGGTGTTTCATTCAAGATTGTAGCTCAAGCAGTTAGAAACTCAATAACTAATTTAGCTAACTCCATAAAGATCGTTAAAAGTATAGGTGCTACATTAAAGACATTTTATGATCTAATTCGTGGTGAAGCTACATTCGAGCAACTTAAAAACAGCACTAAAGAGGTTGGAGCCTCATTAAAAGAATTCGGTGTAGATTATGTAGATGGATGGAAAAACATCGCTACAACTGCCGTAGGCGGTTTAAAAGAAGTATTCGACCAAACTAAAACAGTGTCTGACGAGGCTTTAAAAAACTTTACAGATACAAGTGTAAATACGGCTGAAACTATAAAAAACTCACTTAATGGTGTTATAGAAAGCGCTTCGGAAAGCACAGAACAATTCTTAAATAATCAAGAGGAAACTTTTCAGCGTGCAAGTGGATTTAGTCAAGCATTTGTAGCAAGCGAAAAAACTACATGGCGAGACTATTTTGATTCTATTAGCGATATAGCTAGCACAGGAGTTGATTTTCTAGGTGCTTTATCTAAAGTTAGAGAAAACATTCTAGGAAAGAATAAAAGCGATAGTATAGAAGCTATAATATTTGAAAGGGCTTTAGCTGTTGCGCAAACAGCAATCAATACGGCGGTAGGTATATCCAATGCAATTGCAAGCGTTCCATATCCTGCAAACATACCCGCAGCAATAAGTATTGGTTTATTAGGTACAGCTCAAACAGCTGCTATTTTAAGTACTCCGTTACCGACAGCCCAGTTTGGTGGTGATTTTAGCGTACCAGTAGGCGGTGCAAATGATAGCGCATTGCTACGGGTTAACAGTGGTGAAAATGTAAGTGTTACCCCTGCTAGAGAATCAGACAATAACAGCTCGACAAATTCGTCAAGAAATGTTATAATCAATATTGCTGGTCAATCTCTTGACGGAGTGTTAGAAGAAAGGTTGAATTCTGGTAATGTATTTATCCAGAGAAGCGGAGTAATAGATCAAAGGGCGGTTGTATAGTGAGATATACCACAGATAGATATACAAACATAACGAGTATCACAAGCGAAGACACTAATTATCCTAAAGAAAACATGGTTAATGGATCAGTTCTTGAACAATGGCGATCGACTAGTACCGCAACTCAAACTATAACGGTGGAGTTAGCAGGTGAAGAGCATTACAATATAATTGCATTGATCAATTGTAATGCGGTAGATATTGACATTGTAACGTGGACGGATAATCCGGTAAATATAGTTAATCTTGGGGATGATGCTACAGAGCCAACAATAGTAAACTTAGGTGATGATGCAACAGAGCCTACAATAGTTAATCTAGGCGGTAACGCAGGGTATACAATAAACTCAAGTGAACCTATTTCTACATTATCAGAATACTTCTACGATTACAGATATACTACATTCGCAAGTAACATGGTTAGGATAGTAACTATTACATTGTCAGGCGGTACAAATGATGGTAACTCTTTCTATAAAATAGGCGAACTGTACATCTCTCCATTAAGTAGTGACGTAAAAACTCAAGACAAAGCAATTCAAAAGAAAATAATAGATAATTCTAATAGCACTATTAGCTCTGGAAATATTTCAATAGTTGATCCATCTTTTTGGTATCGTAAATTCCAGATATCAAGCAGCCCGAACACTAGATCTAATGTCGATCCTTTAAAGTTATTAGGAAAAGGCTTAAGTCAAACAGCTAACTTGTGGGTTACTGGTAGTTCTGATAGCTGTTACGGAGACGAAATATTACTTGGGGTTTTGGATAGTAATACAATGCAAATAGAACATATAGACCAAAGCTCTGGTCAAATGATAGAAAAGGTTGTTTATGGACTTAGAGAGGTTTTTGGTGGGTTTGAAAATGAGGTTTAATTATGGCAATAGTTAAGGTTAATGACTACGAGCAAGGAATACAAGATATATCTAATTTAGCAGAAAATGTTGATAACTTAAGGTTAGGTGTAGATTTAACTTGGGTTGAAAAAATATCTACAACATACTACGTAAAACAAGGGTCAATAATTGAACTGAATGGTGACACGTATGTTGTCCAGGATAGTGATGAAATTATAACAGGATCAGCGTTAAAGTATATATATTTTAATGGGTCTAGTTTTTCATTTAGCGCAACCGTTCCTGTTTTAGATTCTACAAAATTAGGCTATTATAATGGGAGTAATAGGGCTATAAGATGGGTACAAGATGCTGGGTCTGTATTTATTGATGAGAAAAATGATATATACATAGTCGGTGATTTGTTTGTTGATGGAGATATAAATGCTACAGGTATTGAAAGCGTTGGTCGCCCAACAACTAAAAACGTAGCCATACCAGCATCTAGCACATCTATTACGGCCGATGTTGATGTTGGTTTTTTAGAATTTCAAGGCGTAACTATAACCAATATAGATTCTACTCCAAGTGGTACAGCTACGCTTGCCGTGTTAGTTTCCGACCCTGACGATTACGAGAAGGAAATACATGTACATACATTTAGTGGAACGGGAAATGTTAGTTTTAGTGATATGGTTTTTTTTAATGTTCATGGTGGGGTAAACAATGTACAGCTTAGATTAACTTTTTCAAGCTCAACTCCGGATGCATGGAATCTAAGAATTATATACGCAAAGGTGTGAAATGGCTATACAGAAAATAAACAATTACATAGATACTAAAGATTTATCTAATTTATGTTACAATATAGATGTAAATAGAAAGGGTGATTTTAAGGGCTTTATTATTTCTGATATATATAAATCAGGTGGTTTTTTTGAGGTCAATGGTGATTATGCCAACAACAACTCTGATTCTACCGCCTTAATCCCTAATCCTAACTTTAGATTAAATTACATAAAATCTAATGGGTCAGGCTTAGCCGTATCCACAAGCGGAGGTGTATTGTCAGAATTAAATCAAGGGGTTTATGATTCTTTTAAGTATAGAGTTTTTGAGCTTATTTATTTTGTGTCTAATATATATAAGTATTTGTATACAAATACAAGCTATAATAATAACTTGACTCCTAATTTATTGTCTGGTAATAATTTATTTGAAGACCATACTCAACAAGTTGTTGACATTAATCACGCTATAACAGTGGATCAAACAGCGCCAACTACATACGTATATGATTATGCTCTTAATTATGATGGGATTGTGCAATTTGATTATGGACAAATTCTTTTTAGTTTAAACTTAGATGCAAGCTCTAGTATAGATATTGATATTTTGCTTCAAAATCAAGGTATTTTTGGAGGAACGGTCTCAAAGTCAATGGCAAGTCAAACAATAACCGTAGGTAATGAGTCTGTTTATTTTTTTGGAATAAATTCAACTGGAACTCCTACAAATTCGGACAATAGATTTACTGTTAATCAATGGAAAATTAAAAATATAAAAGTAATATTAACCGTAACAGCCGGAAAAATAAATGGTGGCACTTCTGATTTCGACTTTCAAATGAGTTATAAAAAAATAAGGGAGCTTGCATGATAAATTTATTGCAATCAGGAAAAGCTTTCAGTAAAACTTTTTTGTCTTATTCTTCATCATCAAACGATAAAAGAATATTTTTTAGCAATCTCAAAGGGGACTCTACTATTGAAGATGAAACTTCAGATGTATGGAATTGGTTAAATATAGATAACAACTTTAGGGATGTAATAGGATTGTCAATAGACACTGCTTATACAAAGGTATTTAATTATAATGATATGGAGTCATCTAATGGGACGTTTTTTTATGATGAATCTACTTTTATTTGTTATATAAACTTAACTAACAACACAGAACCTTTTAACTACTTATTTGTTAATGCTACGTTGTTTTTATCTGGTTTCTCTGATAATATATATAAGACCACCGATAATTATTTCAATGATATATTTTATTCTCCAAGAGCTAGTTTTGGAGATGTCTCGAAGTCTGTTAATAGTCTAAAAAGCGGATTGATACCATTGTCGAGTTTTAAATACAACGTTGCTAGTGGCGACAATACAGAAAGGACAACGATAATACAAGAGAGCTTAGGAAGTAAAGTAAACTTAGTGAATGAGGATGGTGTTTTCTTATATACTGGAAATTTGATTGAGTTGTCTCAATCTAGAACTAGTTACAGTATAACGGTCGAAGACACTAGGTTTTTCCTTAACGCTCCAGTATGTGAAAATAATTTCACTGTAGCTAATTTTCCAAGTATAGACGATTCTTATATTGGAAAGCCGATCCCCGTAGCTTATGGTAAGATAAGGCGTGGAATTTGTATCCCTATTGATTCTTCTAGTTTTGATCCAGGAACAGGCGGGACTTTAAATTTTCTTGTAGCTGACGAGTCACACGGAATAGTAAATATATCAAATGTATACGACAATCAAGGGAATCAATTGACGCCTACGATTAGTAACAATAGGTTTTCAATAGTCGTTCCAGCTAACACAGGCTTGTCTTTGGATAAGCTTAAATGGGAGGGAACTGGATATAATAGTTTAACTAATGGTCTAGATATAATAAAAAAAACATTTGAAGATCAAGGTAATTATTTTTATAATGATTTTAATTATGATACTTCCGAATGGGATAGTGCAACCTCCGCTAATACTCAACAAGTAGGCATATCAACTCAATCAAACAAAACAATATTGTCAGAAATAGTTGAGCCTATAACTAGAAGTTTATTTGGAATTGTAGATATAGAAAACGACGGACGTTTAACATGGAGAAGTAGAGATATTCTAACCTCTACCATCGGCGACATAAAGTTATCAAGTAGAATAGGTAGTCCAAATGTTAAAAGAGATTCGAAGAGTGTGTTTTCAAGAACCTTCTTTACTTATTCAAATGATTATGTAGAAAGCGATTTTAGTTTTGCATATATAGATAACAGTCAAGAAATAGAAGTTATAAATAAATTCCAGAAAAGAGAAACGTTAGAGTATAAAACTGTATTACATAATGAATCAGACGTTATAAACTTGGCTTCTAAATTAAACTCAATAACGAGCGATATTCAAAAAATATGGTCTATAACAACAACAATAAAGGCTATAAATTGGGAATTATACGATTTAATAAGCATAGAAACTGGAACTATAATCGATAGTGAAATAATAGAGGTAGAAATAATAGAGAAGTCAATAGATTTTGATAAAAAACAAATAAAATTAAAGTGTAGAGAGGTGTAATAAATGGCAACGATAAATAATGGAGTAGTACAGGGTGATAGGGTAGATACTGAGGCTAACTGGCTGGCGGCTAGTGTTGCGAATAGGACAATATATCCGGGGGAAACGGTTTTTTCTACCGATGTTGCGTTTTATACTGGAACATATACTGGTGAAA